CTAACAACTAAATCCCCTCCGGTGCCTATATATAATGCCGCAGAATTCAAGTTTTGCCCTGGCGTTCCATTAGGCTGGTCCCCTGTCGGTACAATTGTTAGCGCTCTTGTTCCAAAATCTGGTTGATTTCCGTATTGTCCCATAATTTATTTATTAGCTTTTTCTCCTGTTTTTAATCTAGATACCAAAAAGTTTGTGTTTTCAGTTCTAGCGCCTTCAGTGAATGCTTTTTTAGCCGCATACTCTTTACGCATACTTTGTTCTTGCTTAGTACCAATCTGAGCTCTAGAAATTTCTTTTTTATCTCCACCTCTAAGAATTAGCATATTACCCGCTTTATCCAAACTTTTTTCATAACCACCCTTATTTTCCGTGTTTGGTAATTCAGATGTTTTAGGATTGTATCCTATGTGCTCCCCAGTTTTAATATTCTTTTTAGGGTTTGGATCAATTTGCATAAAAGGAGTTGGAATGCCTTTACCTGTTTTTGGACTATTGCCTCTACCAGGCGTTTGTTTGTAAGCCATTTTTATTTTTTTTTATTTGTTAATATTGTTTCTATTTTATCTTAGTGTATATTAATACACCTTGACTATCTCCTTTTACAGAACACTTTAATGTTTTCTTATCTATTAAAGTATATATGTTTTCAGTTACCCAATTGTTTTGTAAAAATATTTCTTTAATGATAATATAATTATTAGCAATTTTGAATTCAATAACATCAAGAGGTTTCCCAGATGTGCTGCTTATTTCTTGTACTTGTAATTTTCCATTAATATCTTTCCAAAAGAATAATAGAGTTGATTGTTCATTTGGTTCCCAATACCCGATTAGGTCGTTTGCATTGATTTTTTTCTGAGCAAAAGAGTTTAAACTTAATAATGTAATTGCAATAATTAAAAATACTTTTTTCATGATAGATAATATTAAATTGATATAATATTATTATCACATGTATTTATTGCTTTTTATAAGCTTCTACTTCCCAAGGTAGCTTTTTAGAACCTTCTTTCATAGAAGCTCTTGGATATTTCTTACCTTTCCAAGTAACTGTAGTATCGGTATAGTCTAAATCGCCTCTTTTCATTTGATCGATATGAACCATTTCGTGTTCTATAGTTTTACTTTTCTTCAATTCTAAAGGACAAACATTTTTGTTTATAAGAATAGAACCATTATTTTGAGCCATGCCTAAAACATTGTCGTCCATGTCAACGCTGTATATCGGAGTGTTGTTTGTACTATATGGCGCTCCATTCATTATAAATGCCATATTAGCATTTTTTCATTTTAGTAGGAGCTGCCTTAGCAGATGATTTAACCATTTGCTTTGCTGGAGATTTAACCTTGCCATATTCTTTTTTCATCTCAGCTTTTGATTCACCTTTTTCGTGTTTCATCATTGCTTTTTTAGAAGCGTATTTTTCTCCTGTAGCTTTTTCTACAATTTTCTTTTTAATTGCCATAATATTTATTTTTTAATAAAAACAACCGCAAATTACTTTACAGTTGTTTTAGTTTTAAGTGTTTGTTATTGTTTATTTATTCTCCTATTTTGTTTTTAACCTTGAAAGCTCTTGAAGCTTCGCCTCTCACAGCTGCTTGATCTAATTTTTTTTCTTTTGGCGAAGTTAAATCTGTTGCTTTCAATGAAGGTTTTTGCGTTTCTTTGTATGCTGCTATTTGCTTATTAGTTTCCTTTAATCTAGATTCTACTTGTTCACCTCTTTTTTGCATTCTATTTGCCTTATCAAGATTGCCAGATTCTAAAGATTTTTGTTTTTTGTCTTCTACTCGTTGACCTCTTTTTTCCAGACGGTCAGCTTTCTTTTCGTTAGATTTGTTTTTATCTCCTTCAGTTCTTGAAGATAATCCAGCACCTATTACTTTTCCTAATGATTCTACTGCAGCATTTGCGGCATCATTGTTATAAACCGTATCTGGATTAAATCCGCCTGATTCATAAGCTCCACGAGCTATTTTCTCTCCTCCAGTTCCACCTTGGTCCACTATACTTCTTTGAAGATGAAATGGTGAACTACTATTTTTCTTAACTATGTTTAAAGACATAATATTAAAATCTAGCTTTAGCTCTTTGTGTTATAGGACCAGCTAAATAATTTGGTTTGTCATTATTAAGTATAATGCCATTTTTACCAGAACTAGAACCTTTGCCTTTTGGTAAAGAATCTGTATTGAAAGGACCGCTCCATAAAGCATTAGCTCCAACTCCTGAGTCAGCGGCTAATTTATCGTGGGAATCCATTGGGTGTTTTATTATGTTTACTTTCATAATTATTGTGCGTTTAAGTCGTAAGTTGGTGTTACAGGTTGTTGTACTCCGTAAGGTGGCGGTATAGCTTGAGCAGATTGTCCTGCTTGCGCCATAATAGCATTTACATCATTCTGTGCTCCTGGATTTGTTGGATCCATTGGGGGAACATATCCTTGGCTGGTCATTTGCATTGTCGGTGCTCCAACAGTTCTTGTAAAAGTATTAGGATTAGCCTGACCAAAAACACCTTGAATAGTGTTTTGATTGCTAAGGGCAGTTGGACTAATCATATTTGGTTGCAATTGATTATTCATCATATTTATTTCTTGTTTTATCGCTATTAGTATTTTCTATAGCAGTTATCATTACCGTATCAATATACGTTTTACCAGCCATTATAGTATTTCTATAACTTGTAGGTATGTCTTCTTTACCAAGCATTATACGATACATTTTGCTTATTAGTTGTTTGCACTTAAATGAAACTTTATATATATTATATTTTTGAGTTGTATGGTTTCTATTTCTCCAAACCACTATCCAACCCTCTTTTAATAAATTGTTCCAGCGTCTATTGTCCCAACTATATGCATAAGTACCTATCTTATAATCTTGCTTTGTAAAGAAATCCATGCAATCAAAATAGATTAGTAATTCTAAATCCGCATCGGTTAAATCATTGTTCCTACAAGCCCATCTTCTTATTATTCTATAATGCTTTAGTAAACCAAGTTGTTTAATATCTGAAGCTTCTAATCGACTCATAACTTAACAACAACATCTCCTAATCTTATAACAAAATAAGTTTCTTTATCTATTTCTATTTTATGTCCAGCGTGTCTGTCGTAAAATATACTATCATCTTTTTCAATTCCTACAACTTCATTACCTACTGAAAGAACTTTAGCTTCTATATATCTAATATCCTCTCTTTGGTTTTCAGCAAGCATTAATCCACCTTTGGTAGTCGTAGTACCCTCTTTTACTTTCTGTATAATCAAACATTTACCAACTGCTTCCATTATGCTCTCAGATTATTGATTATACAATCCGTTGATAATATGGTAGTAGCTACTGACGCTGCATTTCTTAATGCACTTTTAGTAACCAGTAAGGGATCAATAATTCCAGCTTTAATCATATTAACAGTTTCACCTGTTATAACGTTTAAACCATATCCAGTTTTTGACAATATTTCTATTGGGACATGTTCTATTCCCGCGTTGTCTAATATTGTTCTAAATGGCGCTCTAATTGAATCTAATAATAATTCTTCTCCAATTGAGAACGTATCTATATTATGCGAAGCGTTTAGTAAAGCAATACCTCCACCTGGAACAATACCTTCTTTGATAGCAGCTTTAGTTGCGCAAATTGCATCTTCAATTCTATCTGCTTTTTCTTTTAATTCTATTTCAGAATTTGCACCTACTTTAACTATTGCAATTTTAGCCGTTAAACGAGCTAATCTTTTTTCTAGTTTTATAACGGTATAGTTTGGATTGTTTTCTAATAAAGACTTTTTAATATCATTTATTATTTCCAATATCTCTTCAGATGTTTCACCAACGTGCAATACTGTTTCTTCGTGATTAGTAATGCTCTTAATACATATTCCTAAATACTCAGGCTGTATTAAATCTAAATCATCGCCTAGGTCTTCATTTATAACTGTTGCCCCTGTTAATAAGGCTAAATCATCTAGAATCTCTTTTCTATTAATTCCAAATGTTGGAGCATTAATAACATTTATTTTTATATTACCTTTAGACTTATTCATCGCTAGCGCTGATAGAACTCCTTGTTCTAAATCACCTATAATAAGCAAAGGTTTGTTATTCTTTATAACGTATTCTAATACCGATTGTATTTGTCGTATACTTTCAACAGGTGACTCGATTAGTAATACTAATGGATTATCTAACTCTGCTGTTTTGTTTTTTGGATTAGTTATAAAATGTGAATTTGTTAATCCCATATTACACTGCACGCCTTCCACAACTTGTAAGCTTGATTCTGGATCTGACGATGTTTCCATCATAACAATTCCCGTATTCCCTACTGATCTAAAAGCGTCTCCAACTAACTTACCTAATATAGGATCATTGTTCGTGGATATAGTAGCAATCTGATCTAGCATTGCATCATCTACTTTTATAGATGAATTTTCTAAATATTCTATAACTTTATCAACCGCTTTGTTTATTCCTTCTTTTATACTTCTTGTATTAGGATTTTCTACTGCGTAAGCATTCTTAAGAATAGAGTGCGCTAATACTGTAGCCGTAGTTGTTCCGTCTCCGGCTTCTCTAACTGTTTTTCTAGCAGCTTCTTTTAGTAACCTAGCTCCCATGTTTTCAATTGGATCTAACAAAATAACCGCATCAGCTACTGTAACTCCGTCTTTTGTAATGACTGGATTACCATTTGAATCTTCTAAAAGAACACACTTTCCGCTTGCTCCTAATGTGGAACTAACTGCTTTTGCTAACTTCTCTATACCGGCGAATACTTTATCGCTAGCGTCTCTTCCGAAACTTAAATTTTTGACTATAGCGTCTGACATAATTTTATTTAATTTGATTTGTATAGTTTATATATCACATAGTTTACCGTTATTTTACAATATGAACGGAAATTGTTTTTTCAAATACCTGTATAAAGCATATACTAAAACAATAAATAATATAAGCCAAATATATATAGAATAATTTATTTCTTTCTTAATATCTTTTTTAAAAACTTTATTTTTTATTTCTTTTTTTATAGCGGCTTCTTTTTCAACTTTAACTATTACTTTTGTTTTAGTAGTATCTATAACGCTCTTAGTTGATTGTTTTGCTTTTATAATTGTATTTATATATTCTTTACCATTTATTACCATTGGTTTTAAAGTATCCAAAGGTTTATATTCTAATTCACTGATGGATTCTTTTATAAACACATTGTTTTCTTTTGTGTATGTACCATCAATTTTAATCGTAGATACACTATCAATTTTTACTTCGGTATTAACTTTGTTAATAACTACTTTTCTAGAAGCGCAAGACGATAATAGTATTATAAGTAATATAAATATTTTTTTCATTTTATTAAATTGTTTATGAGAAATAATTCTCTTGTTCTTTGTTTCTTCTAGTAGCTAATCCTTTTACAGTTTTGCCATCAGCTTTGTTCCATTTATTAAATTCAATTTTAATACTTGGATCATTTGGATTGATATTAACTTTCTTTAATAATGTTGATCCAGCAAACGCTGCAATTCCAACATTATATGCAAACGAAACTAAAGAATTAAATTGATTCTGCGTAACAGGCTTTTTTAAATACTTATTAATTGTCAATGCAAATTTATCTGCGATATACTTAAAAATATCAAAAGCTTCTTTTTTAGTTATAGCTTTATCTTTCATAGTAACACGCTTTCCGTCTGGATAATAAGTATTACCATATCCAATAGTTGGTACTCGCGCAGAACAATAATATGGCACAGCACTAAAACCCTCAAAACCTGTAATTAATAAGTAACCATCGTCGTTCAGCTTCATTTTATAGTAAATATTTTAAAGAGCAATGTTATCAATGCACCAAAGACTATCGCAAAGGCAACTTTAAATTGATGTAAGTAAACACTCATTTCATTTTTAAAATTCTCTAAATGCTCAACTCTATCGTCAATTTCCTTAACTTGCGAAACCATTCCTTTGAAATTGTTAAACTCACTTCCTAGTAATGCTTGTTTAATCTCTTTGATGTCTTGTGTTAATTGGTCTAAATTATCCATTCTTTAATCTTTCAACTATATTTGTAACTCCTTCTATTCCTATATAAACCGTGGCTATTGTAATCCAATCTGAACTTGTTAAATTGCCGTTAAACAAACCCGCGCAAGCAACAATAAATACTAGCAGCTTACGCGAAATCCATTTGTTTAATATTAAATCAAATTGCTCTTTACTCATTTATTTTATTTCTATATCTGTTATTTAGCCTTTAGGATTTCCACTTCAGCTTTTAAAATTTCAATCTCTGCTTTTAATTCTTTAACAGCATTAATAAGCGCAAATGTTAAATCACTTGAATTAAAGTCGTACAATTCTGTTTTCTCTTTATCCTCTTCGTTTAGTTTTGCTTTATAAGTATTAACAGTTTCAGGGAATATTTCTTTTATTTCTTGAGCAATGATACCAGTAAATTTTGCTCCTTTTGTAGTGCCGGCTAATCCATTGTATTCATAGGTGACTGTGTTAATAAGTAATATATCTGCTAATCCCTTTGTGTATGGAACGATATTTTCTTTTATTCTTGAATCACTATAAACACTCCATGATCCACCACCTGGCTTTGCTGCGCTTTGGGCCGCTACTAATGAATATGCAGTTGAGCTAGAGAAAAAACCACCAACTCCGTCGGCAGAGATCGCCTGAATACCTGGAGCTTCGCTTGAATAAAAGTTACCTCCTGCAGAGACACTACTAGCCCCAGAAACTCCAACGTTTTCTTGGCTAGTAAAGTAACCGCCGATGCCATCGGTGGAAATCCCCCTAACCCCAAATCCGTAAATAGATGTTCCAAAAACGCCTGTAGAGTCTGTTGAATTGCCGACAATGGCATCTGCCGCAACTGAAGTTGCGATAATAGCGTTTCCATCCTCTGATGTAACCAATACGCCAATACCTCCCGCTACATTTGAAATATTAATTGTTTCCGCCTCACCAGATTCTGCATACAAACCTGCCTCTGTTACTTGTTGTAAAGTTGGTACCGTAATATCACTTGTCAAAGCAAATGTACCTGATGCATTAGGTAGTGTGTAATTTCTTGAAACCAGTAAGTTATTAAGTATTTGAGCCGCTGCTCCGCTGTCATTTGTTAATATAAGGTTAGCCCCATCTTCGATAGATAGCATAGGGGTAAAAGCTCCTTGAGGTCTGCTTATTGTAAAGTAACTATCATTAATAGCTATTTTAGAATATGCTCCATTAGGACTATCGTATACAGATAAAGTGTTTGCTTTAACATCTCCATTATTTGCTACTTGAAAAACTGTAGATTCTGCGGCTCCTATTCGTTTTACACCTCTAAATAAATCTCCTACATGAGAATCAAAACTTTTCATTACGCAACCTGCTGATGTTCCAGAATCCGATTGCAGATCTGCAGTGAATCCAACATTGTCTAATCCATGAGCATCAACTACAAAGCCGCCTGTAAAGCCGTTTAATGTACCCGGAGACTGACCATTTATTTTAGCAACATAAGCGTCGGGACTGGCATTCGATCCTGTTTGATTTGGGATTGTAACTAATACTCCATTCTGATAAACAGTCCCAAGGCCCGCAAGAGTAATGTCAATCCCTTTTGACACTGTTGTAGGTGTAACTATAGTGTTTCCCGTGTCTACTACTTGTTGCAGAGTTGGTATATCAGTAGTTAAAGCAAATGTACCGCTTTTATTAGGTAACGTGTAATTTCTAGAAGTTGTTAAATTATTAAGTATAGTTGCAGTAGCGGTCCCATTATATAAAGAAAGACTAACTCCGTTTTCAGTTGAGAACATAGGTATGCCAGCGCCACTTTTATATATCCCAAAAATGTT